CCTTAGCATTTCCATACTTACTACAGGCCCCCGTCGAAAGATGGGGTTTGTAGTTTTTAAGCGGCAAAGATGGCCAGTAAGCGGTCCAGGTGAGTTAAAATATCGGGAAAGTGTTCGATAGAGCTCCCATCCCGGGTACGAATGGGAGTTTCTCCCAATTTTATGACAGGGGCTACTATTTCCAGTAGTCCCTTTTCTTTTAATGTCAATGTGTTGTGAGCGAACAGGTCATTGATGAAAGGTGTTCGATAGATTTCTCCATCATGGCTCAAGCTGCTGTCGAACACCCAATTTATAAACTGATGCTTTTTTTCCAATTCGAGTTTTTCAAAATGAGATCGAAGGTCCGAAAGTATTAAGAGTAGGTTATTCATTTTATCCCAATAGGCCTGCTGGTTCGTGTTTGCCTTGGTAATTTCTTTATATAGCCGGCTTTGATCTGCCCTTAATTCAGAAATAACTTTGTTATAAGAAGCTTCCGAAACATCCGGTTTTGTTAGCCATTTGATTTCTACAGAACTTATTTTTTCCTCCACTAACTTCAGTTGTTTTTCTGCCTGCCTGATTTTATCACCGCGATTTTTTATATAGTCATTTAGTTTTGCCGATAATTTTTGTTTTAGTAGTTGCAGATCCTTTGGATCGAAAGACAGGTTATCCAATAACTCATCGAATTGTTTATGAAGACACTTTGCTGATAGATTCTGGCGGCATTCATGACACACGTAGTACCAGTAATACCTGGTCTTACCCTTACTATTACCAGCAGTAAATTTTCTACCACATGAACATTGAAGAACTCCACGAAGAGGTACATCTTCCCTATTTTGAATGGACATCGTTTTTCCTTGAAGTCGTTCTTGAACCAACCAGTAATCCTGTTCACTAATGAGGGGAGTATGCAGACCTTTCACCAGGTGGGCCGGTTGAGTTTTGGTTGCTGGAACTTTCACGAATCCGGCGTATACAGGATTTGCAAGAATACGTTGTATGGCACTATTTCCTTTATGTTTAAAGCCGTATCGGGACGCCATTCTTCTAAGTTCCTCCACACCCATTCCGTTTAGGTATTCACGAAAAATGATGCGGATAATAAAACCCTTTTCTTCATCAATAGTAAGAATTGGTTTATTTCTTTCGTCGCGAGCATTGTTATATCCGACCGGAGCCACATTCGCATGCCTGCCGGCGAGCGCTGCGTCAACCATTCCCTTTCTCGTTCGGCGGCGTATATTGTGCAATTCCATTTCCGCCTGCATGAATTTTAATGTGCGCATCATAAAAACATTAGGATCGTAGTCATCCATGGTCAGTTCCTCAGTGACGTCGCGTATCCGAATGCCCCGCTCCAAGTATTGACTGACTTTTAACATTGCTTCAGCCATATTACGGCTGAACCGGTCGAGATGATATACAATAAGAAATTGAGCCTGCTTAATTTCTTTTTCGAGTGTGCCAAACGCTTTACGGTCGAAAGTGTAAGAATTTTCACCGTTATCCTGATAAATTTTCAGCAGTTCGAGATTATTCTTATTGCAGTATTCTTTAATTTGCCGTTCCTGACCTTCAATTGAATAGTTGCTTTGGTCCTCGTCTGATAGTCGTATGTACCCGATGGCTTTCATTTGTAAATATATTAGGGGGCTTTGAATTTACGTAGAATTTACAAATAAAAAAGCCTGGACAGGGCCAGGCGAATATTAAAAGCGTCACTTTTATTAATCTATAATTTGAGCATCTTCTGGTTCTCCAGGTGCATCCTTATCAGATTTCTTCTTATTGACCTGTTTTCCGACAAAGAATCCGATTATCAAAGTGATAATATGTGTTATTACTGCTAAGAACTGTTTTGCAAATTCTGAATCTCCTCTCTGTAGGCAATAACCAATAAAGATTAATACACCAAAAAGAATAACAGTTATAAAAATGCCGTAAGTGATTAATGTTTGACGATGTTGCTTTGGGTAGTCTTTTATTAACCTGCTATTATAATCCATTGATTTTTCAGCAAGTTTGCCATCCTGCTCAAGTCTCTTTTCATCGAGTTTTAACCTTTGAAACTCTAACTGAACCTCTTGATTTTTCTGGGCTATGATCGCCTTAATTGTCTCCTGATCGAGTTCAATCTTTTGATTTTTTCCATTTTTCTGGGTGTCTTGACTTTGGTTCATAATTGTATTCTACGTAGATTTTTCCGAGGCTAAGTGTGCCTAACCTCGGCGGAATGAACTTAGATTTTTTTATGGAACCTCTGTCTGTTTTGATCAATGAAACAAATTCCCTTGGCGTCAAGTACTTGAAAAGATGAGATTGATATGATACTTTACACGACATGGTAAATTTTTAATAGTAACGCAAAATGTATTGAAAAATTGACCTGGTTGGAGATTTTATGAGGGTTTTTCAAGGCATTGGGCAATGCCGACCATGCAAATATAAGAATAGATTTGATATTATATAATTCCTTGATCAAGATCAAGTGTCTGATCGGCCTTTAAAATTCAAGGAAAGGCCTACACGAATGGGAACATCCTACTGGCCCCGGAACCCATTGAATGTTCAACGGATGGTTATGTCAACGCCAAAGGGTTTTCTTTCTTTTCAGCTGCGGAAATAATGGCTTCAATTTCTTCTATAGCTACTCCGTGCTTTTCGGCGATTTTACAGAGCAACTCGATCTGAGCTTTGAGATACCGGTTCCGCTTGTGGATTTGGTGCACCCATTGAGTGATGAGATAATAAAGGACCAGGGAGAATAGAGCACAGCCAGCGTAGGTTAAAAGAATTTGCGAATCCATGTTGAGAGGTTTTGAAGTTAATAATGCCGGGAATCTCTGCAGCTTAATATAGTAAACTAAAAATTGTCTTCCGATTTTTTTGAAACAGCAGCTTTATAGCTTGCAATCAAATCCTTTACACTGTTATCAATCCTTTCTAATTTCTTTTTATTCATTTTTGGATATTTGAGACAATACTCAGGAGTATAAGAATTATTATTAAGATCAGAAACATAGATGTCAAAAACCTGCATTCTGCATTTATTATCCTTTACTGTTATATTTATTGTATAATTTATATACGATTTTATAGTCCCACTAATGAAATTTCCTATATCAAGACCCGTTGCACCTTTTCCCATAACGATGCCGGCCTCCTTATCGTCCATTTGCAAAACTGCCTTTGCGCTATTAAACGTATTGACAAACCAAATTCTTGATCTATTATAAAGATCTGCTTTCAACGAATTTGGCAAGGTGTCTATTTCTTCGTAAAACACTTTGCCATCTTTAAGCGGCATCTGTGGTTGACTATATGAGAAAATAGGAACGAAAAGTAAGAGCATGAGCAAACGGTTCATGTTGATTAGTATTAACGGTGATGGTTTATAATGGCCGGGAAAAACATCGGGCTATAATGTTGAAAACAACAGGAATTTCCCGAAAAATAACAAAATAATCAGAGGTTTTGCACATGGACGGTTTGACAGCAATCAATAAGTTTGTTCAAGCAATGACCGCATGACCATTGATGTTGACTATACTAAATATTACCCTTATGTTTTTTAGATTTCATATTGACACGGGTCAATTTGTTGGACGTTATGACAATTTTAGTTTTTTGATGTATATCAAACTTTGTACATTAGTAATCCTGTCCTTTCCTGCGAAAAATGTATTGGGTAAAACTTTGATAGCATTAACCGGATTCCTTAATTCCCTTAAAACTTAATCGAATGTACCGACACCTTTCGTCTTCGTAATTGATTCTCTTTCATTACATTTGCGGTCTTCACGCCGGGAAACCGGTAAAAATATTGGATACTTTAGTTTACCATCGCGATTCAAAACTGGCAATTTTCAATGCGAAACTGGTAACTGCAAGTATGCGCCGATAAGGCGCAGCTGTGTAGTTGTGGTTTCGCGGGGATGCCAGTCCCTGAATCGCTGCAATGAAGGCTGCGCCCTTTTTATCAATCCACATCAGACAATCAGAACCGCGTAATAGAATTATTTCGCCATGGAAAATATTAATCCTTGTATGACCTGCCCATATCGGCTTTCTTGCCCTTTTGAATCACGTTCATTCTCTCAGCAAGCTTTAATGCTAATTTGTCCGCTGCAGAGGAAAGCGATCCTTCGGGATTCTGTTCCAATCTATCCAGAGAACCCATTATTACCTCATGACCGGCCGATTGACCCGTCAATATCGCAATGGTATATCCCCGGAGCTCGTCTAAATTAGCCAGGATTTGATCAAGCTTGTTTTTGTCTGTTTGTTTCTGTTGGTTAAAATAAGCTGGATAATGTTTTGATATTTTCCCGATATAAGCATCTTCAACCTCTTTTATTTCTTCATCATTGATTAAAGTGCTTAAATAGCTCCTATTTATACTAGCAGTCTTTGCTATGTTGGCGAGCTTTATCCCTTCATTTTTCTGAATCTGTTCGATAATATTTTTCAATTGCTTGCTATTCATTAAACGTTTTCTAATGTTGGTTAGTGTTTGTTGAATATTTTACAAATCTGTTCGTAACTGTTGGTTTATGTTGGTTGATTCGTATATTTGTATGGCAATGATGCTCATCAAATATACTAAGTATGAAACTCACGGACAAGGCAAAGGCGGCGATTAATAGCAATACCAGGTTAAAGAATCTACTGGCATTAGAGTTTAACTGTTCGGTTTTTACAATAAAGAGATGGATTGATGAAGGTGAAGTAAGGCTTACGGCGCCATCTGCTACAAATATTATCAAAGCAGAAACAGGCTTAACGGACGACGAGATATTGGAGGAAGGCGAACCGGTACACGCGGCTAAGTAACCGCAAAGAATGCAAAAAATTCCGGTCCCTGCAATACCCTTAACCGATACATAACAACAATCAACATCGTAGCCCATGACAGAACTATTACAACTCGCCGGTTTAATCGCCATTAGTGTAACGATCGGTGAGATATGGATTTACCAGGTTAAAAAGAAATCGAAATCCTCTGTGAAATGGATTCAAGCGATACAATGATTCAACCATGTCAAAGTCTGTAATTAAACAACCTCCCGAACCTCTTTACATCGCCGATCCGAAGGAAAGGCTGATAAATTTCTTCGTGGACGAAGTGTTTGATCGATTGATTAAAGAAGTTGAATCAGAACAAGAACAAGAAACTAATCACCCTAAAATAAATTAGTTCCATGCAAACGATACAATTATTAGAAGATATGAAAAGCTGCGTAACGCAAGGCGAAAAGACAATACCAGCCGGTACAGTTATGCGTGAATTCTATTCTCAATTGTCATGGACTTATTTCAAAGACGAAGTAGGAAACACCCTGATCATTATGGGCTTTAGCTCTCCGGATTGGAATAAGGTAAAAAAGTTTAATCGCCCCACTTGTGTATATACTTTATTAAGCTTAAAAAATGTGAAAGGCATTGTGAAAGTATATGATGCGGTCAAGAATAAATGTATACCTCTCAGCAAAGTGAAAGCTACAGAAACAGATTTATTTGTATGGGAAAATTCTTTCAATAACGGTTCAGTTATTTTTTCAAAGGTTAACTGATGAGGCTTAATTAGCCGAAACCATCACCCAGTGCGCCGTGGGGAACGCCTTTAAAATAACTCCTCCCTGTTTTTAACAGGTAATAATTGGAAGGCAATCGACAGCGGAAACACGTAGACATGGGGTTGGTCTTAACCACTAAAACATTAACCTTGAAAAAGTATTTACCCCAGTTGATCGCAGTGGCAATTTTCGCCGCTCTTTTCCTGATCAATTATTTATTCCAATAATACATCAACGTACCCTTATGACAACGATTATTTTTTCTCTCGCTATTGCAGTCACCGGGATTGTGATCATGGAAATAAAAATAGCGCGCTTCCAAAAGCGATCATTTGAAGCTATGAAGGACCGTGTGAATTACCTCTTCAACCAGGCAAACTTATAACAATGAAAAGCCAATCCGTTACCCTCACTGCTGAGCAGGCAATCAAAGCCTGTCAGAGAATAATGAACCTCTAAAACCCTTGGTTATGGCCTCGATAAAAGTAATGTGCATTAAAAGTCTTTTCGGCTGGCAAATAGCTGCCCGATGGGTGGGTGGTACTGTGCCAAAAGTTGGTGATATCTGTACCGTAAAGAGTCAACATACCTGCAGCTGCGGAAAACATGATGTATACAATTTCGAAGAGCATCATGAGCTTGGTGGTTTTGATGCACGATGTTTCGCAATTCTTCCCGGGGCCGATGCAGATGAAATTGATGGCATATCGGCCGAGGCCATTGTTCCCGATCCAACACTTAATTAATTAAAACGAGCAGCATGAAAACGATACTGTATCGCATACCCGATCAATACTTTCCTTCGGTAAGGGTAACAAAACCCTTTTACGCAAAGGTGAATTATAATCTTACTGGTGGTAAGGTCGAAATAAGCGATGCAGCTTTTTCTGCCAATTGCCTTCGGCATATAACCGACACAGGCAAATTGGTAGAACAAATGCAAGATGATATAGAGGCGGCTGAAATAAAGAAATCGGAAAGCAATATTCATCCAATCATGGAACAGGCTCTTTTCCCGGCAATAATGCATTTACAATATTAGCGACGGTTCGCAGCCGTTCTGGTAATCCGTACCGCCGGCTGCTTTTATGAAAACTACAACCTGATCATATGGATATCTCAGAAAAAGAAAAACAGTTTTTTGAATGCCTGAAGAAAGTCGACGTGAATAGTGTTTGGGGAGTTGCAATATCTAACGTGGTAAACGATCCGGATGTGTCCCGCTTTCGTCGCCTCGTGTGCGACCTTAAAAGTCAGGCTCATGACAGCAAAGAGATTATGACTAATATACTCGGTCAGGAATGTTTTGACAATCTCGTAAATCTATAACCATGGAAACTGTAAAGTTCATCAGTGGTTGCATTATTGATTTTGTTATGGCCGTTTATATCAGCTTATTCTGTAAGATAGATATACCGGAATTGGATGAGAATACTGAGGCGTTTTATCACAAATGAAGTTTTTTTTCATAATCATGTCATGTTAGCATTCACACCGGCTCTTTCCAGGGCTGGTATTTAAAAAGATTATTAGTTCTTTTCTTAAACAGTAAGCAATCGTTAAGCCCTGCATGTTTCTACGTCGGGGCTTGTTTGGCGGGAGGTGGCGAAATTGGTAGACGCGAAGGTTAAAGGGCTATGACATGCCCGGGATAGCGGGTATATGCAAGGGATGTCAGCTTGCAATACGGAGCCAGGTGGGGGAAACTGGCAGCCTTTGGTGAAAGCAGTCGTAAGGTCATAACACCATACAGGTTCGAATCCTGTCCTCCCGACAATTTTATGTAAAGGGTACGATCAATCATAGCCATCCCGTTTCTACGGGAAGGTTTAAAAAAAAGATCTTTCTTATGTAGCAATTCTGATGTGGTTTATAGCCGGGGTGATCATGGAGGCCCCGGCTTTTTAAAGATGTACCCAAAGTTTTTTCAGGCTAAGGTTTAAAGGTTGGTGCCCGGCGGTCGAGCTGCCGCCGGTTTTTTTAAAAAGCATTTTATGAAAATAGTAATACCAAAACAGGTTGAGGTAGCTGATATAGAGACTCCGGCTTATTATAAGGAGTATGGCGTATATACATGTATTACAGATTACACTGTATTTACTGTCTCGCAACGCTCCGTATTTACAACCGCTGTTGATTCAGAATATTTCAAGCAAAAAGTGCAGAGTGCTTTATCAATAGGTAAAAAAATAACTCAAAAAGAATTCGAAGAAAAATTCTTCGACGCTATTAAATGCCTGACTGAGCAATATCAGTCGACAACTGCCATGAATCTTTCATATATCGACCCCAAAGAGGGACAGCAGGATGAACAAGTAGCAGAAGGCGCAACAGGCGATACGCAAGCCACTGAAGAAGCAACAGGCAACGGCGAAGGTGAATAGGATTACGCAATCTCAGAATCAGCAAAAGCCCCGGTGCATACCGGGGCCTCTTTAAAAAACACTCAAATTCAAAATAAAGTTATGAAATTCTTAATAGAACAACTCACGCTAATCAATTTCAAAGGCATCCGCGAGCTGGTTATAAACTTTAATCACTGGACCAATGTATACGGTGCCAACGAAGCTGGTAAAACAACTATTCAGGATGCATTCCGATGGCTGTTATTCGGCAAAGACAGTACGGATCGCACAGACTTTCAGATAAAGACGGTGGATAGTAGGGGTAAAGTAATCCCGAAAATAGAGCACGAGGTATCTGCCCGCTGCATAGTTGATGGCGAAGTTGTGACTTTAAAGAAAGTGTTGCGCGAAAAGTGGCAGAAAAAACGCAGCGCCCTGGAGCCGGAATTTACCGGCAATGAAAATCTTTTTTTCTGGAATGATGTACCGCTCAAAGAAAGCGAGTACCAGAAAAAGATAGGTGAGATGATCAAAGAGAATATCTTCAAATTGATCACCAACCCGCTTTATTACAATTCATTAAAATGGCAGGATCGCCGTCAGGTGCTGATCGGCATTGCGGGTGAGATCAATGATAACGACGTTGCCAATGGCGATACCGCCTTTGAGCAGCTATTAGCTACCCTCGGCCGCAAGACTTTGGAGGAATTCAAAAAAGAAACAGCGGCCAATAAAAAGCGAATAAAGGATCAGCTGGATACTATTCCTACCCGTATCGATGAGGCAAACCGCTCCTTACCTGATCCGGTCGATTTTCCTGCTCTGGAAAAACAATTAAAACAATTGCAGGAAGATCTGCAGGTAATAGATGCCGGCCTACAAAATGAGGCGGAACAGGCAAAGCAAACCAATAATATTATTGCTGATAAGATCAGGCAGCGTGGCGAACTCCAAAACCAGGTGCTAGCCATCGAGCATAAGATCAGAAGCGAAATTAATACAGCACGCGCCAATCGTGAATCTCTTATTGCTTCAAAAAAGCGTGAACTGCGTAATCTTCAGGACGAAGCGCAAAATAATGCTGGATTAATTACCCGGACAAATGCGGCTATTGAAACACTGGAAAAGGAACGCGAAGAATTGGGCGCCAAATGGGAAGTGGTGAATAAAGAGGAGTTTCAATTCACCGATGTATTCCAGTTTGATGAAAATAAGTGTGTTTGTCCAACCTGCAAACAGCGTCTGCCCACAGATACGATCGAATCGAGCCGCAAACAACTGGAAGAAAATTTCAACGCGAATCGGGAAAAGCTGCGGGCCGAATTCAATACCGGCAAGGTTAATCGCATTAAGGTAATTACCGATCGTGGTTTTGCTATTGCTGGAGAAGTTGAATCACTTAAAAAGAAATTGGCATCACTCGGTGATGAAAAAGCAAACCAGGCAAAGATCACTGATCTTCAGAGTGAGATTGCCAGCCTAGAACTTACTCACACCTCGCTTAATGAATCGGAAGCAACTCAGGTAACAACAGCACTCGCAACCAACGCCGAAATCGTTGCGCTTAATAAAAAAGCCTCGGACCTGCAAATCGAAATCGATGCGCTGAAAACGCCCAACTCCAAAACACAGGACGAGTTGCGTGAAAGGAAAGCGAATCTCACCACTCATATTGATACCATCAATAAGCAACTGGCGGTTAAGGACCAGATCACTCGCACGAAACAGCGTATTGCTGATCTGGAAGCTGAAGAAAAGAAACTGGCTCAGCAGATAGCCGATCTCGAAGGAACTGAGTTTACCATCCAGCGTTTTACGAAAGCCAAGATTGATGCCCTCGAAGAACGTATTAACGGCCGGTTCAAATACGTAAAATTCAAAATGTTCGAAGAGCAGATCAACGGCGCCGAAGTTGAAACGTGCGAAACAACCTACAAGGGTGTGCCTTTTAGCGATCTCAACAATGCTGGTAAGGTATGGGCTGGGATTGATATTATTAATACACTCTCCCAGCATTACAACGTGTCGGCTCCGATATTCCTGGATAATCGTGAAGGCGTTACCGCTATTCCTGATACAGAAGCCCAGTTAATAAATCTGATCGTTTCAGCATCAGATAAGAAGCTGCGCATTGAAGCATTGGAAATGCAGGAGGCGGTATAGTTATCAATATTCTTATTCTATAAAATTTTTAAAAATCAATTATGGCAAGTGATAATCAACAAGAGAATAAGCAAATGGCAAAAATGCAGGATAATACTGCTCAACAAGTACTGGCTCGTGTAAATCAATTCCGCGAAAACCGGGAATTAAAATTACCTGCGAATTATAGCCCTGAGAACGCTCTTAAATCCGCATGGTTGATGTTACAGGAAGTTAAAGATCGTAACAACAATTACGCTCTTGCTGTCTGCAAACCTCATTCGATAGCCAATGCGCTATTCGATATGGTCGTACAGGGATTGAACCCAGTAAAGAAACAATGCTATTTTATCATCTACGGCGATCAACTCAAAATGATGCGGTCGTATCAGGGTGCTGAAGTTGTGGCGAAACGGGTTGGCAATGTGAAGGAGATAAAGGGCGTTCCCATTTATGAAAACGATATGTTCGAGTTTCAGATTCAAAAGGATGGAACCAAGCTTGTTACAAAGCATGAACAGAAGCTCGACAATATAGATCACGAGAAAGTAAAAGGGGCTTACGCTATCATTGAATATAATGATGGCAAGTTTGATACCGAGATCATGAATATCAAACAGATCAGGCAGGCATGGCAGCAGGGTGCGGCCAAAGGCAATAGTGGAGCTCACAACAACTTCACAGATGAAATGGCCCTTAAAACAGTGATCAACCGTGCCTGCAAAAAGATCATCAATAGTACTGATGATTCGGACCTTTATCAAAGCGAAGATGTTCCTGGTGATACTGTTGTTGCCAATGTTCAGCGTGAGATAAAGGACAACTCCAACAGAACTGAGATTGGTTTTGATGATTCCATTCAGCAGCCGGAAGAAGTCACAACAGATTCAAATGAAACAGCTGCGCAGATAGAACAGGAAACCCAACCAGTTACAGTTACCGGTAACGGACAAATCAAAGCTCCTTTCTTATGAAGTTGACCATCATTGGAAGCAATAGTGCCGGCAATAGTTACCTGCTGGGTAATGATCAGGAGACGTTAATTCTTGAATGTGGCGTTCGCTTTGACAGGATCCAGCAGGCACTTGGTTTCAACCTTAAAAAAGTTGTTGGCTGTCTTATCTCCCATGAACATAAGGACCATTGCAAATCGGTGCATAATATATTACGGGCAGGGATTAATGCATATACTTCAGCAGGTACACACAAAGCCATGGGTACAAGCGATCATCACCGCGCATGGAATCTTGAATCCGGTAAACAGGCGATGATCGGAAACTTCAAAGTGCTTCCATTTGACGTGATGCATGGCGCCGCTCAACCATTTGGCTACCTGATCTACCATGATGAATGTGGTAGCGTTCTTTTCCTCACAGACAGTTATTATTCCCGGTATAAGTTCTCAGGTCTGAACAATATCATCCTGGAAGCCAATTACTGCGAAAACATACTACAGGAGCAATACGAGGCCGGTGTGGCGAAGAAATACCGCGACCATGTCATAGAAGGCCATATGAGCATCCAGACCTGTAAAGAGCTTTTAAAGGCAAATGATCTCAGCCAGGTAAACAACATCGTACTGATTCACCTTTCCGACGGCAACAGTGATGCATTGAGATTTCAACGTGAAGTGCAGGAAGTTACCGGTAAGACTGTTCATATTGCCGAAGCAGGTATGGAAATACCTTTTAACAAAACCCCATTTTAAAACACTTATAAACTTCAACATGAAACAATTAGTTATTGACGAAGGCAATGCCAAAAAACTTTATCCGAAAGCTTCTGATGATTTTAAGGCCGTCCTTGAAGACACTTTCGGCAAACCGTTTTTCTCTGAAAAGCCCACTGACAGAATAAAAACTTTCGCTGATGCCTGCGAAATCCTTGATATCGATACTGACGACGTTTGGCATGAATCAGACGAACAGGACGAAGTTGCTTATAAACAACTGAAAGTAGTAGTGAGGGCCTTGAATTTCCTTGCAAATGGCAAAAAGGAATGGGTACCCGATTATAACAACTCCAATGAAAGGAAATGGTACCCTTGGTTCTATATGGATAAACCCGGCTTTCGCCTGGACGGTGTCGGCTGCGATGCCGCGGGTTCGGGTGTCGGCTCCCGCCTTGTTTTTATAACGGAAGAACTTGCTCGCTATGCGGCTAATCAATTCCTGGGGTTATACAGCAATCTTTTTGAAATATAAAACTTCACTTTTCACCAATATTTCAAGCGTAAAAAATGAAACAAATCAAAACTTTCGAAGATGCCTGTAAGGTAAAAGGTTATAACCCTGAAACGGTTCTGCCTGATTTTTCAGTCTTTCCTGAGCAGCACAAAAAAGCATTGACAGCCACAAGCAAACTCATTATTGTCAATGAGGCAATGAACTACGTTGATAATGGCAATAAGGACTGGACGCCGGATTGGACTAATTGCGAGGAAGACAAATATTATCCTTGGTTCGATCTCGAAAAGGCTGAGAATAATCCATCCGGCTTTCGCCTGCACGCTGTCCGCTGCGATGACGCGTATTCGTCTGTCGGCTCCCGCCTTGTATATCGAACACGGAAGCTCGCAGAATATGCTGCAAAGCAGTTTGAATCTCTTTATCGCGATTTAATGGTATTGGAATAAAATAAAACAGGTTGTGTACTGCTGTGGCTGGCGGCTTCGCTTTCCGGCTTTCGCCTGAACGATGTCAACTACGATAACACGAATTCGAATGTCAGCTCCCACATTGTTTGATTGATTTTGCAGTACAGACCTTGCCCCTTGGCAAAAAAAGTTTCTTTTAACCAGGGCGCCGGTACCGGAAACGGGAAAGCGACCGCGTAAACAAGGCCTGTATAATGAAGCGGATAGGAAATTTATATCGGCGAATTTGTAGTATTGATAATCTCAATCTGGCAGATGCAATAGCCAGAAAAGGGAAATCAAAACAATATGGGATTCATATTCACGACAAAAACCGTGAAACCAATATACTCTGGTTACATAATTCTCTTTTAAGTAAGACTTACTCTACTTCGAAGTACACTACCTTTAAAATTTACGAGCCAAAAGAACGCGAGGTATTCAGGCTTCCTTATTTTCCGGATCGCATTGTACATCATGCCATAATGAATGTATTGGAGCCGGTATTTTGCTCCACGTTCACGGCGGATACTTATTCCTGCATAAAGGGGAAAGGCATTCATGCGGCCGCTCTGGGCATTAAGCGGGATTTGCGGGATTCATCCGGCACTACATACTGCCTGAAATTGGACATTAAAAAGTTTTATCCATCTGTCGATCATCCCATATTAAAGCATTTGCTCCGCCGGAAATTTAAAGATCAGGATCTGCTTTGGCTTCTGGATGAGATCATCGACAGTGCCAGCGGACTTCCTATCGGCAATTATCTCAGCCAATATTTTGCGAATTTTTATCTTACTTATTTCGACCATTGGATTAAAGAGCAGAAGCAGGTTCGGTATTATTTCCGCTATGCTGATGATCTGGTGATCCTTCACCATGACAAATCCTACCTGCACGTTCTGCTTTCCGATATTACCGGTTATTTAAAAGAGCGCCTTAATCTGACCGTAAAAGAAAACTATCAAGTGTTTCCGGTAGAATCCAGGGGAATCGACTTTGTCGGTTATAGATTTTACCACTCGCATACATTACTTAGAAAATCCATTAAACAAAATTTCGCTCGCATGGTGGCAAGCCGCCCCAATAGACTATCAATAGCAAGTTATTATGGTTGGTGTTGTCATGCAAACTGCGGGCACTTACTCAAAACCTTACTAAGCAATGAACGCATTCAAAGACTTTCAGATAACATCCTCCCGCGTCGCCTTCACCGGCGACAAAATAAAGATCGACCGCATCTTAAATCGGGAGATCGTGGTGCTCGATTATAAGATTGAGAAATCAAAATTCGAAAAGGCATCAGGAAAATGCCTGCATCTGCAAATAGAACTGAATCAAACGAAGCACGTGATTTTTACAGGTTCGACAGGCCTTATGGATCAGATTGAAAAAGTGCCGCGAGAGAAGCTTCCTTTTAAAACGACAATAGTAAAAGAAAACGAACGATTTGAATTTACATAATCATGGAAAAATATTTTATCAACCCGGACGAATATAACGTAGATAAACAGCTTGAGGGCTTCGAGATCGCCAACAAGCCCTCGAATAGTATAGAGTATTACGGCACCAATGGTACTGATATATTCATACAGTTTATGCATGGCGTGGCGTATATCTATCCCAGTGTAGATAAGAAAATGGTTGAAGAGCTGCACAAAGCAGAAAACCTCGGGCTTTATATGTCCGGTTTATCACGCCGATATACATATCAAAAATCGGCAAGACCTCTCGTAAGTAAAAAAGACAATTAACCTGGATCGATAACCTTGGATTCATTATGATCGACTTAGTAAACTCAGCTATTTCCAAAGGCGCAAAGCTTTATAGCAGCATATCAGGGGGGAAGGATGGTCAGGCTATGGTTAAGTCGCTAACGAATTGGGGATTTACAGTTGAAGCTTTGGTACATGCAGATCTCGGTAGAATAGAATGGACCGAAAGCATGATGATGTGTAAAAAGTTGCAAGGAGAATTTGATATCCCTTTATATATTGGTCATCGTTCAGACGACCGCGATTTATTGGACCATTGGGAAGATCGTTTAGGAAAACTGGCGGGTACAGGTAAGCCATTTTGGAGCAGTGCGGTTAATAGATACTGTACCAGTGATCTAAAGCGAGGTCCGATTAATTCTTTTCTTCGGAAATGCGGACATGACTTTATTATCAGTTGCGAAGGTGTAAGGGCCGAAGAGAGCCGTGCCAGGGCGAAAAAGAATCCTCTTGAAATTAGGTGGAGTATCACAAGTGCTTTTTATAAGGGCATGACTGTGGAAGAGTCCATTGCAAACTTCACATCTGGAAAAAGACTTGCCATAACATGGTACCCGATATTCAACTTTTCAACTGAAGAAGTTTGGAGCACCTATAACATGAATTCTCAACTTCTTTCTGAGGCCAGGGAATATTACAGATTAAATAATTCAGTCCCCGGATGGTGGCCTTTTCACCCCGCTTATGCATATGGGAATGATCGGGTCAGTTGCGTTTTTTGTATTCTCGGGAGTTTGAATGATCTGAAGGTTGGCGCCAGGCACCGCCCGGGATTGTTGTCAGACCTGATAGACATGGAAATTCGAGGCGAAGCAACTTTTAAGAATAATTGGTCACTACAAAATTTATTACAATGAACGATCCATTATTCTTGGTTATTGACCTTTTTTGTGGTGCTGGTGGAACGACCACGGGCTTTGTGCAGGCTGAATTAGAGGATATCAGCCTTGCAAAAGTTATTGCCTGCATTAATCATGATCCAAAGGCGATCAAATCACACTGGTTGAATCATCCTGATGTAAAACATTTTGAAGAAGACATCCGCACGTTGGATTTAACAGAACTGATTAAACTCGTTGGCTATTATAAGATGAAATGCCCCAATGCATTTGTAATTCTTTGGGCATCTCTCGAATGCACAAATTTCTCTAAGGCGAAGGGCGGTCAACCGCGGGATGCTGACAGCCGGACCCTGGCAGATCACCTTGACAGGTATATCGTTGCACTTCAACCTGATTATGTACAGATAGAAAATGTCGTAGAGTTCATGAGTTGGGGACCGCTTGACGAAAAAGGCAAACCGATGTCAAGAAAGAACGGTCAGGATTGGATGAGATGGAGAAAATTGATCTGTAGTCATGGCTATGTAGATGACTGGAAAGAATTGAACAGCGCCAATTACGGAGCCTATACAAGCCGTAACCGGTTATTTGGAATATTTGCGCGACCGGGTTTGCCGATCGTTTGGCCTGAACCAACGCATGCCAAGAACCCCTCAAAGTTTTCTATGCATGGCGATCTTCAGAAATGGAAGGCAGTGAAGGACGTTCTTGATTTTGATGATGAAGGGGAAAGTATATTTAACCGAAAGGTTCCCCTCGTTGATAGCTCCCTGGAAAGGATATATGCTGGATTGGTAAAGTTTGTAGCTAAAGGCGATACTTCATTTATCACCAAATACTATAGCGGGAAGCCTACCGGTAAGGTTGTTAGCATAGGGAAGCCGGCAGGGACTGTTACCACATTCAATAACCAATATTTGGTACAAGCTCGATTCTTGGCTGCATATTACGGCAATGGAGATAATATTTCAGCGATAGACAAACCCGCTCCAACGATTCCGACAAAGGATCGCATAGCAATGATATCTGCTCAGGTACTGTCGATCGAGCATCCTGCCGGAACCGTTATGCCGAATGATAAGCATCGCGTTATTACTTGCGCTCCCTTCATTATGCCGACAAACTACGACAACAAACCCGTATCAATTGATCAGCCAGCACCGACAATAACGGCCAACAGGAAATATCATTATCTGGTAAATCCGTCGCACGGCGGTCACATCCAGTCTACTGATGGTCCATGCCCGGTAATAATTGCGCGACAGGATAAAGCACCGCTCTACGTTGTACAAGCTGAAACAGGAAATTTCCTGGTCCCAATTTATGAAGGTGATAGCGAAGTAATGATCCGCATCAAACAGTTCATGGCTGTATATGGTATTGTTGACATAAAGATGCGCATGCTTCGTGTACATGAATTACTTCGAATACAGGGTTTCCCGATTGAATACAAATTGGCGGGAAACCAGACAGATCAAAAAAAGTTCATCGGAAATAGTGTGGTGCCACTCGTGGTGAAAAGATGGACCGAAGCGCTTGCATCCCGCCTTATTGGACATAACCGAAAAATCGCTTAATAACCTTCAAAATAAACAATCACTATGGCAAAGCCCAAAAAAGGAACAAAGGAAAATCCGGTAACACAAAAAGATCTTGCCGCGATCGCTGACGCGTTACTTAACCTAAACAAAAGGCCTTATAAGATCACTGAGGCAGTCATCGTTGACGACTTCTGCAATTATAAATATGAAATGACCGAGGGTAAAGGTCCTTACGATCGGCACAAGGTTGACGGCAAAGGGATCATCGTGGACGATATGCGCGAGGTATTCAGGAACCTTCGCGTGCACATGGCAGCGGTCTATGGCGTTTTCTCCCTGCAGGGACTGGACATACAGGATATAGATCTTCACCACAATGATGATATCACCGCTGAGTTTCACGTGAGTGGCTTTAAGGTGAAAGGGGGGGAAGACATGGAATCTATTAGCCTTATAGGAAGCAAGCACATTGCCATGGTAGGCGGTCGTATGGCTCTTACTACGCCATGGATCGATATTTCAACCTTATCTTCTTACAAATGGCATAACGAATTAAAGGAATTGGCTGATAAAGCACGTGAGGAAGTGGCACTCTATAAAGAGGGTAAGTATATAGTGCCTGATATTGATGAGGAAAACGAGGAAGAGATAGTGTCAAAAAAAGATGGTCGTCGGCATAGGAAGCCAAAGCAGCTTTCCATCTCGGGAACCGATGGCAGTGTTGAGACTGAAGAGGCCGACGCTGTTGAAGAAATTGAATCCGACGACGAATTTGATTCACCAATATGAGCTTTCAACCAAGACCATATCAGCGAGAAGCGATCGATGCCGCTGTTGATTTTTTTCATGATCCGAAAAAGAAATACAACGGCATCGAAATCCTGCCAACGGGATCAGGGAAAAGTGTAGTTATTGCCAATATCGCAAAAGAATTAACCGGTAAAACCGTGGTTTTCCAGCCATCGAAAGAGATCCTTGAACAGAACTTCAAAAAGTTCTTATCGTACGGGTACCGCGCCGGCATCTATTCTGCGTCTGCAGGTATGAAGTACATCGATGATATCACCTTTGTTACAATCGGAAGCGTGGCTAAGAAAATTCACCTTTTCGAGAAGTTCAAGAACATAATCATCGATGAGTGTTTTCCCTATGATGCATTCATCAGTACCGAGACCGGGAAAATGCGCATCGGATATTACGTGAAGCAGTTGAAGGCTGGTAAAAAAATGCCAAGAGTATTAAGCTATAATGAGAAAGCCGATTGCATGGAGTTAAAGTCAGTTATAACCGGTAGATGTAATGGAGAACGAGAGCTCTTGAACCTAAAATTTAGCAAGAATGTAAATGTCAAGTGTACTGCAAATCATCCATTCCTAACAAACAATGGTTGGAGAACCGCGGGTGAATTGCAGATAGGTGATTGCATTTTAACATCTTGGGCAAATGGAACATATTCGGTCATTCCGAACAAGGATCAGCAATCTTTTCTTCTCGGCAGCTTACTGGGCGATGGCTCTTTGGATAAGACGAGGAAAATCAAAAACATTAACAGATTTCGTTTTATTCAGGGAGCCGATCAAAAAGAATACTTGCAATGGAAGGCCGAATTATTGAACCAAAAACCGCGACTGATAAAAAAGAATGGGTTCGCTGGCAAAGAAGCATTTGGCTTCTCGTCCAATGTTCTTTTTTTGGAAGACGATCGGTGTACACAGGAATATGCAATTGACAATTTGAATCACAAGATGCTTGCAGTTGCATGGATGGATGATGGCTACTTATCAAAGAATCAAAATCAAGCCTCGCTCTACTCAACCGCAACATCGAAGGAGTTGACCGAAAAGCTTTGCGCCAAATTAAGATCTTTTGGGGCGCCCGGATCGGTATGTACGGGTAAAAGCACATTGAGTAATAAGCCGCATTATTATATCAAATTCAAAAAGACAGCCCTCGAAAATTTAAGTCGGCTTATCGCAAAATATGTTCATCCTTCCATGAAGTACAAGCTGGTAGATTCGGTGAGACACTTAGCAGGTACTTATACTTGGGATGTTTCATTCGAGGAACGTGGAGCATGTGTCTTACAGGGAAAAGAATTAGCCGGAATTGAACCTGTATATAATATCCAGGTAGAAGATAATGAGACCTATGTTATTTCTCCCGGAAGATATGACAAGAACTATAAGTCTCCTCCTTGTGGCATAATTGTCCATAACTGTCACCTGGTGAATCCCGCCCAAGGCATGTATGAAAACTTTATTAATACGCTGTCGCATACAAAAGTCCTTGGTTTAACTGCAACGCCATACAGATTGGCATCGGGCGTGGAGGGTGCAGAACTGCGGTTTATAACCCGTCAAGTACCGAGAATATTTAATAAGGTGCTCTATTACGTCCAGAACGATGTGCTTTTCAATGCCGGTCACCTGGCACCGTTGAAATATTTCTCCTTCAATGTGATCGATCGCACCATGCTTTCGATGAACTCGTCAGGTACCGATTTTACCGATGCTTCAATGAGGGCATATTACCGGCAGATTAACATGCCAAAGATCACGATCGAGTATGGCAATCGGCTACTAAAGAAACGTAATAACCTGCTGGTGTTTTGCGCATTGATCGATGAGGCCATGCAGGTAGCCAAAGGCATTCCCGGATCCGTGGTAATTACCGGTGAAACAGAAATGGCTGTTCGGACTAAAATATTAAACGAGTTTAAAGCGGGCAAGATTCGCTGCGTGATAAACGTGGGCGTACTGACGACAGGGTTCGATTACCCGGAACTGGAAGCTGTTCTTATTGCGCGTTCAACCATGTCGCTTGCTCTATATTACCAGATTGTTGGGCGTGTTATGCGGCCATTCAAGTATGCCGACGGCAGTGTGAAGGAAGGATGGATCGTTGATCTCGGTGGGAATATCAATCTGTTTGGAAAGATCGAGACAATGAAGATCACCACCGATGAGCGGGGATTATACATGATTGTCAATGAGGGCCGACAGTTAACCAATGTTCCATTTTCAAAAGCAGCAGCATGAGACTAAACGATGCTAAAGAAATTGCAAAGCAGGTAGGGCTAAAGCTTATGCCCTTCACCACGCGCATTAATATCGCCGGCAGCATACGCCGCGAAAAGCCGGATGTGAAAGATATTGAGATCATATGCCTTCCGCGGTATGTTGAAGGTAACCAGGCTGCCTTATTCAGCGATACAGCTGTCGAAAAAGTTATCAGCGTGAATTATGTCGGGATGGTGAAGTCCCTGGGTAAAATTATTAAAGGCAAACCGGATGGGAGATATATGCAGATCGAGCTGCCGCAGCGGATCAATCTTGATCTCTTCATGCCTGATCCGGACGATTACTTTCGCCAATACGCTATACGTACAGGATCAGCTGAATATGCGCATAAGACGATTGCTGCCGGCTGGCTTCGAAAAGGCTGGTGCGGTAGTGATATGGGACTAAGAAAAATATCTGACTGCGTGGAATCGATCGATAAGCTTTCAAATAAGCGCAGTTGGCGTTGCATTAACCCTGACGCTGAGAGGCCTCCTATGTGGGATAGTGAACAGGAATTTTTTGAATGGATCAAAGTGCCGTGGATAATGCCTAAACTCAGAACCTTATAAAACTGAACCTTCCAAACCTTAAAAACCTGATTTGAATGGCGCGGCCGACCCGACAAGGAATAGACTATTTCCCTTATGATGTTGATCTTGACTTGGATGATAAACTGGGAATGATTGTAGGTGAATTTAAAGTTAAAGGTGAGCTTCTTTACATAAAGCTTTGTGCATGGATTTATAAGACGAACGGATACTATACCGAATGGGACGAAGATGTACAATTGAGGTTCCTGAGACGCTATGATTATTGTGGTTTCTCAGTGAGTTTCTTAAATGAGGTTGTACCGAGGTTAATCAAATGGGAGTTATTTGATCGAACTGTCTTTGATTCGTTTCATGTTCTCACTTCGGCACGTATCCAAGCTACTTGGCTGGATGCTACACGTAAACGAAAGGACTGCGTAATAGATGAAAAGTTTCTTGTTTTAAAGGTTTCTTCCGGTAATCTTCCGGAAGAAACCCCGAAAAAGTCGGAAGAAACTCCACAAAGTAAAGTAAAGGAAAGTAAAGAAAAGAAAGTAAGTAATGGCGAAAACGGCGATGCCGTTTCGCCTCCAAAAAAAAGTTTGGAAGAGAAGCAAAGGGAAATGATCATTCGGCAGCAGGAGTTTGGAAATAGTCTCGTTGAATACATTCCACAGTATGGAAAGGAAATGATCCGGGCTTTTTACGATTACTGGCGTGAGCCAAATAAAAGCTGTACAAAATTCAAAAAGGAGATGCAGGAAACGTGGGACACCAAACTTCGTTTGATCACCTGGGAAAAGAACCAACATCGGTTTAAGGGGCAGAAAAAAGAAGATCCTCCAGCTAAGGCTGGCGCAACTATGCGTCAACTGGAAGAGGCAGAAAACCGTAAAAAACTTGGTATTGATGGACCGGAAGTCAAGAGATAACAAAAGGCAGGATCAGAGTAAACCACAGTTAATCGATCAAAACGCGATTTACGGTAAAGTGCCGCCTCAGGCAAAAGATCTGGAGGAAAAGATCCTCGGGGCGATCATGCTGGAGGCCGATGCGCTTGATCGCGTTCTGGAATACGTAACCGACGAGTCGTTTTACGTCACAGCACATCAGGAAATATTCCGGTGTATGGTTTCTCTTCATCGCAAAGGCCAACCTGCGGATCTTGGGATGGTTGTTGAAGAATTGCGAAGGCAGGAAAAGCTGGAAGATGTTGGCGGGCCTTACTATGTTGTTCAGCTTACTAACAAGGTCGTTTCTTCCGCCAGCATCGAGCATCATGCGAAGGTGGTAGCCGAAAAATTTCTTGCAAGGGAAATGATTCGCGTTTCTCTTGATATCGTCAGGGAAGCGTATGAGAACTCGACAGATGTTTTTCAGATGCTTGATCAGGCAGAAGAGGAACTGATGAGCATTGGGCAACGACACATTCATGGAGAGGTGAAAGGTATTGATGCGGTACTGGTGAAGGCTGTTCAGAAAATAGAGGAATGGCGCCAGCAGGATACGCATGTAACAGGTGTTCCTTCAGGATATGAACGTTTAGACAGAGCTACTCGTGGCTGGCAGGATACGGATTTGATTATTCTCGCTGCCCGTCCTTCGGTTGGTAAAACCTCTTTCGCCCTTAAGCTTGCCCGCAATGCAGCATTGAATCAAACTAACCCTGTGCCTGTTGCGATCTGGTCGTTGGAAATGGAAGATGTGCAGCTGGCGTTAAGAATGTTAGCCGCTGAATCAGGAATGATGTTGCACCGCATTCAGACCGGAAGGCTTGAAGACACAGACATGGCGACATTATTCAGAAAAGGGATACAAACTCTTGCAGGTACTAAGATTTTCATTGACGATGAACCTGGTCTAAATCTATTGAAACTGCGGGCCAAAGCACGCAGGTTGAAAAAGAAATATAACATCGGCCTTATCCTCGTAGACTATCTGCAGCTGATGAGCGGAGATGAGGTAAAAGGCAATCGTGAGCAGGAGATATCACGAATAAGCCGTGGTCTGAAACTGTTGGCTAAGGAGCTCAAAATTCCGGTTATTGCCTTGTCCCAATTAAGCCGGGACGTGGAAAAAAGAACTGGAGCAAAACGACAACCCCAGCTGAGCGATCTGCGCGAATCGGGATCTATAGAGCAGGATGCCGATGTAGTGATATTTCTTTGGGGGCCAGATGAAGAAGAGATTGAAAAAGACGCATCACTGGCGAACCGGCGTTATGCCAGAATTGCCAAGGCAAGAAACGGAATGCTGCTGACGCTTGATTTTGAGCTCAACAAGGATACGCAGGACTGGGAGGAGGCAGAAGTAGAAGTTGCTCCAAAACCGGCACCAACATCAAATCTGCGGCCGCTATCTGAGGTTCTGAAAGAAAGCCCAAGAATGCCTTACAAAGACAATTCAGAAGACAAAGATCTTCCCTTCTGATGAAACCACGCATGACGATAGAAGACATAAAGGCAAAACTCGCCGCTGGTACCATCCAGGGTTATAAAGTAAATAATCCGGTACCGGTAAAGTTACCCATGGAACAGAAACAAAAAAAGAAATCGAAGTACGGCAATGAAAAACACGAAGTTGATGGAATTGAATTCGATAGCAAAAGAGAAGCGAATAGGTACGGGCAATTGAAATTATTACTCAAAGCCGGCACGATTGGGTTGCTACAACTGCAGGTACCATTCGAGTTAAACAAGGGTGGTACGCATTCACTTGAATACATCGCCGACTTTGTCTACGTGATCAGCGCGACCGGCGAAAGGGTAGTGGAAGATGCGAAAGGGCATAGAACACAGGAATATAAGAAGAAGCGACGGCTGATGAAAAAGGTTCACAACATCATAATCAAAGAGGTATGAGCAAGAAAATTGAATTGACAATAGATCAGGAAGATTACCTGAAGGAACAATACGAAAAGGTTACCCTGAGGAAAATGGCAGCGTACCTCGGGGTGAGCATGAGCACCATGCAGCGCATTGCAGAGAGATACCGGTTGAACAGATATAGAAAAAAGGGATGGAAACGTAGACCTCAATCAATAGTATAACCGCGAAAATTTACAAATATGATCACTTCAACTGGCTACTCAAAAGACCCTTCAATTATGCCTGAGGGAATTGCGGTCACTTTCGGTCAGCAGATGATTGAAGAACAGGGAGGCCTGAAAACTTTTTTGAAGGCTTTCCAAGAAACGATGAATGAGTACGAGGCTGGAAGCTATTGGATGCACACATGTTCAAATTTGCCGACGTTGGAAGTAGACCACATTTACATTATCGTAGCGAACCGACTATATGGCCGCGTTTATTGCGGAGGATTCTACAGGAAACCCAGCCCAGGTATTATCGGTTATGGGGCTACCGGCAAACAGAAGTTAATGGATAAACCATTCGTCATATTATCTGGCCCTTTTGAAAAATGCCCATTTAAAAGAACATTAAGAGGTTTCCAGGGATTTCGTTACACAACAAAACTGTTTTAAGATGGCAACTATAAATTATGTTACCCTCAGATTTCCGGAACAATTAATAAAGCACACAGAACTCATTCAGGCGTGTACACACTTTAAGGTGTACCGGTATTGCCGGCAACCTGGAATAATATTTCGCATTCCTCACGGTGTTAAGCCTGACGATGTTTGCCATTTTTTCATTGAACATGAAATTAATCTTTCAAATACCCTCCGCACAGGGACGCTTACTATGAAGGCACAAGTTACGGTAGTGCCCTGTCACATGGGCGTGTTCAGCGGATTTGCAGAGTTAAATGGCTCTTATGATACCAGCTGGTATGATGAGGAAGGTTATGGTGAAGAATTCTTTAAACCTGATTATGAGCATGCAGACAATGTGAAGAAGATTGTGCCATTGCCAGTCAATATGAAAACCAACCTATGGGAATATCTCAATGATATTCTATTCGAAAAGCAGGAAGATCTCGATATCATCAGTAAGTATGCGGTTAACCTCGGTTGCCAGAAAGAGGCATTGAAGGATAAAATAGTTTTTGTTCCGGCTCCTGAAAATACGGGTACTGGGGTGAGTGCAAAAATTGCGCATCGGCAAACGCAGTATTTTTTTGATTCGTTGGTCAACAAAAATGTGAGCCTCATCCCGGAAAAAAGCATTCAAGGTGAGTTATTTAAACACAATGAACAATGAAAGTCTTAACGTTCTCTCGCTTTTTCCCCAAGGGCCATCCGAAGCATGGGCAGCCTACTTGGTTCGTGGAAAAGATTATGGCGGGGCTTGCTGATACTCTGCCCGACTGGAAAATGAAGGATGATTTTATCCTTTACGACTGGTATCAATATTATAACTGCACAATGCTTAAACACCATACCATTCGAGTCGGTAATCGGTGGAAAGCGGGAGATATGGCGAGCCTTCGGGTCTGGTCGGATAAGCCATACCGATCAAAACAGGTAGAGTTCGCGAAGGTGAAAATTATTAAGACGTGGGATGTTAGTATCAGCGACGGCAATTACTCGATCAATACTATTCAACATGGCTCTTTCATCCCTGATACGGGATTACAAACGCTTGCAAACAATGATGGCTTATATGTGGCTGATTTTTGGGCTTGGTTCAATATTCATCCAAAAAGGAATGGCGAGCAATTCAGCGGTCAGATAATATGCTGGTCCGACAAAGTAAGCTATTAACCGCTCAACCGATTTACAAAATATAAAAGCTTTAGCATGAAAAAAAGTGAACTCATAAAACAACTCGAACTCATTCCGGGAGATCCAGAAGTCGCAATACTGGATCACAAAAAGAATTTATTGGATGATTGTGGCGATGGCTCTACCCTCGGCATCTATAAAGACATCGAGGTTGCACCCATGAATGAAGATGCTATTCCTGAAGGTGCCACGCCCTGGTTGGCGTTATCATTTGACAATCCGGATGAAACGATTGAACCAAGTATTTACCGAAAGTCGGATGAACCAATCCATCAATGGTTTGAGCTTACCTATGCTCAGTACCTTACCGTGCCTCGCTCCGTTATGCAGGCTATGCCTCGCGAATGGCAGATAAGAATGGCCGAGTGTCTGCGTGAGCTTGATAATACCATTGACTGGCGGCCCCAAAAGGGTAGTTACTGGGTAAAGCTGAAAGATGATAAAGGCCGCTATGTTGAAGATCCGTTGATGAATTACCGACGCCCGAACAGGGAGGCCATAGTGTTCAAAGACCCGTCGTTTGTTCACGGTATTCTTTATAAAAATAATCAGCTATAGTATGAAACTCGAAAATCAGGTATGCACGATAGCTCAGGCGAAACGATTGAAAGAGCTGGGCATAATTCAGGAATCAATTTTTTTCTTCTGGTCAGATTATGATGGTTATGGTGCCAATCGCATTTGTTTGGAAAAATGGAATAATGGCCGTGAGCCTGAATGCTCCATTTTTACTTCAGCAGAGCTGGGCGCCATGCTTCCAAAAAGGCTGAAAGCCTCATGGAAACAGCCTGACACAACCGGCCTG